TTTGCCCGAGCCATCGAAGCCGCCCACGGCATCAAGGGGGACGCATGAGTGAAAACCTGCACTACGAAAAAACAATCTACGAGAACACCGAGAAATTTTACCAGCTAAAACTAACACTCAGTGAATTTCGTGACAAATACTATCTCAACATTCGTAAATACTTTCAGAGTTACGAAGGCGACTTTGTACCTAGCCGTGAAGGGGTTTCGATGGAAGCATCAGTGGAAAACATCTATGCCTTACTAGACGGCTTGTTTGATATTGTGGCTCAGGGCGAAGCACGTGAGATTGTCCAGCACTACGCAGCGAAATTTTCAGACTTGTCAACACCACCCTAAACTGTTATAATAGTATCTATGAACAAAATCACACAATTCTTAGATAGCGCATCGCAGGCTTACTACGCCGGTAGCCCCGTTATCAGTGACGAGCAGTTTGATCGGTTAGCAGAGTCGGTTGGGTATAATCGTGTAGGTGCTAAACAGCACGGCCACGTTGAGCAGCATCTTTACCGTATGTACTCACTGCAAAAGTTTTATGAAGACGAAGGTCAGGCTCGCCCTCTGGAAGGCATTCGAGACGTTGTTGCTAGTGCTAAGCTGGACGGGGCAGCTATCAGCGTACTTTATGTTGGTGGTGATCTTGTGCGAGGTCTTACGCGTGGTGACGGCGTAGAGGGTCAGATCATTACGGATAAGCTGCTGGCTACACACATTGTACCACACACCATTCCCTATCATGGCGTGGTACAAGTTACTGGCGAGATTGTAGCTCCCATCAACATTGAGAATGCTCGTAACTATGCTGCGGGTGCTCTTAACCTCAAAGACGTAGCTGAGTTCCGTGAGCGTGCCTTGAGCTTTTTTGCGTATGGTATCTCACCCAGTCCCAATAAAACCTACCGGGAAGATCAAACCCTGTTGAAGCAGTGGGGTTTTGGCGTAATCACTGAAGAACACTTGGACAAGATTTTTCCGTGTGACGGTGTAGTGTTCAGGGTCAACGACAACCGTGTATTTGAGGACATGGGCTACACTGCCAAACACCCTCGTGGTGCATACGCTAAAAAAGAGCGCGCAGCACACGTAGAAACCAAGTTGCTAGACGTTGAGTGGCAAGTTGGCAAAAGCGGCAAGGTCACACCAGTAGCAATCCTAGAACCAGTTAATATCGACGGAAAAGTGGTTACTAGAGCAACACTTAATAATCCTGGATTTATTGAAGCCCTTGATTTACGAATTGGCGATACTATCGCTGTTAGATTAGCAGGAATGATTATTCCGGAAATTGTCCACAAAGTGGACGCTTAAATTTTGGTTGGACAAATTATACCTCATATGCTATAATAATAAGTATGTGAGGTAATTTATGTCTTGTGGAATATATTTATTGAAGTTTAGTAACACTGATAAAGTGTATGTTGGTCAATCTATCGACATAGAAGATAGATACATAAAACATAGAAGTGCCTTTAACAGAAACGCAGCTACACCAAAGTTGCAAAAAGGCTTCGATGTATATGGTATGCCGATACTAGAAGTTCTAGCTGAGTGTAGAATTAGTGAGCTTAATGCTCTTGAAAAAGAAGCTATTGAAATATATGACTCGGTTAATAATGGATTTAATACACTCGCGGAAGCAGGGAATCCAGTATTATTTGGAGATAAGGCAGGTACATCAAAATATTCTAATGAGCAATACTTAAATGTTTTGCGATTGCTAGTACAAGATAGCCCAACGCTAAACAAACGTCAAATTGAAGAACTAACTGGCGTATCTATATACACTATTCGCCATATAGCAGCATTAGAAAGTCACACATGGATGAAAGAAGTTGAACCAGAGCTGTATGCAAAACTAGAACAGCTCAAAAAAGATTCACCATATCACTATGGTACACAATATCCAAAACTTATTTCTCCAGAAGGAATAGTGCACGAAGTTACACACGTTACAAACTTTGCAAAACAACACGGACTATTACAGCCAAAAGTTACAGAACTATTAAAAGGTACACGTAATTTTCATAAAGGCTGGAGACGTGTAGATGCTTAAATTTCCGGTGGTTGGGCAAAGAAAATTTTGACTTGTGTAGCCACTTCTTTTCCAGTATAATATAGTCTGTAAATTGATAAAGAAACCATGAGAATCCAAATTCCAACACACTGCCCGTGCTGCGACTACCCACTGGAACTGGTCAACGATCAGCTCTTTTGCCGCAACACAGCTTGCGGTGCTCAGCTAAAGTCAAAAGTTGAGCATTTTTGCAAGACGCTTGGCATTAAAGGCATGGGTTCCAAAACTGTGGAGAAGCTCGAACTAGCAGACATTACAGAACTTTTTTATCTCGACTTGGACGTGGTATCAGCACAACTAGGCAGTGAGCGAGTAGCCTCCAAACTACTAGACGAGATTGATCGTGCACGAGGCGCTGACTTGGCAACAGTCCTGGCTAGTTTTAGCATACCACTGGTTGGTAACACAGCCGCAACTAAGTTGTGTAGTGTTGTCCAACATATTGATGAAATCACTCACAAAACTTGTAAAAGTGCAGGTCTAGGAGATAAAGTAACTCAGAACTTACTTAACTGGCTACAAACAGATTTCCGCGAACTTCGAGAGTTTTTGCCCTTCTCGTTTCGTTCACAAAAGGTTTCCTCTACACCCAGTAACGCAAAAACTGTGTGTATTACAGGAAAATTATCTTCTTTTAAAACCAAAGCAGAAGCCCATCGTGCTCTGGAACTGGCTGGTTTCAAGCCCACAGAGTCGGTGACTAAAACCACAGACTACTTGGTTGATGAAGAAGATAAGGGCAGTACAAAGCGTAAAAAAGCCGAAAGCCTCGGCATCCAAATTATCACAAACCTAAATACTTTCTTGAAAGAAAATCAAAATGACTGAAAAAGCTACTAAGAACTGGTCCGATGAAGCTGTTGACCAACTGATGAGCATTGTTGGCAATCAAAGCCCTGTTAGCGTTGAAGCTGTTGAGCGTGCTGCTGAAGCCCTTGGCAAAACTACTCGTAGTATCGCCAGCAAACTGCGTCAACTGGACCGTGAAGTTGCTAGTCTAGCTAAGGAAAAGACCAGCGCATTTACTGCTGACGAAGGCGAAGCTCTGGCTGAGTTCGTGCAAGCAAATGCTGGTAATCTTACGTACAAAGAAATCGCTGAACACTTTGCTGGTGGCAAATTTAGCGCAAAACAAATTCAAGGTAAATTGCTTGCTCTTGAACTGACTGGCAGTGTTAAGCCTGCTGAAAAAGTTGAAGTTGCTCGTACCTATACCGAAGCAGAAGAAGCCAAGTTTATTAGCATGGCTCAAAGCGGCCGTTTCATCGAAGAAATCGCTGAAGCTCTGGGCAAATCGGTTGCTTCAGTTCGCGGCAAGGCACTAAGCCTGACTCGCAAAGGCCAAATCGACAAGATTCCTGCACAGCGTGAATCTCATGCCAAAGAAACTGTTGATCCAGTTACTGCTCTTGGCGACAAGATCCACTCTATGACTGTTGCTGAAATCGCTGCTGCTGTTGATAAAACTGAGCGTGGTCTGCGTACACTGCTGACTCGTCGTGGTATCAAAGTTGCTGACTATGACGGTTTCGCAAAAAAGCAAAAGGCAGAAGCCAAAGCAGCAACTAACTAATAGTTGCTAAATCATAAAGGCATAGGGTAGTATGACTACCTATGCCTTTTTTAGTTGTGTTATTGATTACAATGGATAACTGCGGAATATATGCAATATATTTTGACCAACATCCTAATGAGTTTTACATTGGTAGGTCCACTAACCTGTACGTAAGGCAGCAGGAGCATAAAAGTGCCTTAATAGCTAATAGACACGTAAATAAAAAACTACAAAACTATTACAATAAATATGGTATGCCAAATTTCGAAATATTAGAATTGGCACACCCAGATAATCTAAAAGAATTAGAGATTCAGTATATTCAGGAATTTGATTCATTTAAAACAGGCTTAAATCTTACTAATGGTGGCGAAGGCGGTGGTTATGGTGAAGGAGTACATTCATCAAAACATACAGAAGATAAGTATGTAGAAGTGCTAAAATATTTGGCTACGACCACTTTTAGTACGTCGAAAATATCTGAAATAACTGGTGTAAGCAGAGATATTATTAAACATATATCGGGCGGCTCTGCACATGGATATTTAGCAAATTTATGCCCTGAATATTATAGTATTGTAATGTCCAAGAAATATACTAGGGATAATTCAGCTAAATCAAAAGGCATCGTATATCCTGATGTAAAATCACCTGAAGGTATATTGTATACTGTAGATAATATCCATAAATTCTGTGAGTTGCACAACCTACAAGCACAAAATATGCACAAAGTTTTAACTAAACAAAGAAAATCACATAAAGGTTGGACACTCGCATGAAAGTAACTATTACATACCACGATAACGACTCCTTTACGGTAGAAGAAGTTGTAAAACAGGCTGTACACAACTACGGCCGAGCAGCACAAGTAGAGATTATGCCTGAATCAACAATGGCATACGATCACATCTACTTTGGGCTACAACAGCTTATTACACACGAACAGCTTAGCCTGCTATACGACAAAGATGCAGCGTATCAGCAAGACTTGAAAAAGTTGCGTGAACAAGTTCTTTACAAAGTAACGGAAATTATTGACCAAGTTATCATTGACAATGAATCTAAAGTAGGATAAGCCTTGGATACATCAGCAGTAGTCTTAAATAAATTACTAACAGAGCAGAATCTAGAAATCTGGGCCAAGCTCAAGTTGGTATTTTTAGACCCTGCGTACTCTTCCCTTTACGGTGCAATCAACAAGTACTATGAAAAGTACAGTGCAGTACCGTCGTTTGATGAACTCGAACTAACCTTAAGGGAGGGACCAGCGTCTAAGACGTTAGCAACTCTCCGGTTAACCGAGGTTCCTGACGTTTCAGCAGAAGTAGCACTAGATGCGTTAATCGACCAGTATACTCAAAATGAAACGGTAAAATTACTAGACAAATTTGTAGACAAACTACCGCTTTACGATTCAAACGAAATAAAAGATAACTTAGCTAACCTTGCACTAACAATCGAAGAAAAGACTCATACGTCGGAAAAAGTCTTCACGATGGCTGATATGATGATGTTTCAGCATCCTGACGACATGGAAAAAGAACGTGTTTATCTTGGCCTTAACAATACTTTTGATGCTGTTCTTGGTGGGGTTGCTCGCCAGGAACTCATACTCATTGGGGGTAAACGGGGTTCTGGTAAATCTATTACTAGTAGCAACATTTTTGTTAATCAATATGAGTCTGGTAATAGTAGTCTGTATTTTAGTATTGAAATGACTGCGTTCGAGACCATGCAACGTAATCTTTCGATTCTTGCTGGTGTTAGCTTACAAAACCTAAAACAAAACAAATTAACTGACGAAGAAGTCTTAAAAGTTGTTAAAGCACGTGCTGGTATGTTTCAAGACGCAGACCAAACTGTGCTAGACTTCATGCGACACCGTGATCGCTATAAATTTGAAGAACAACTTGTACGACACCACCAGCTAAAAGCAGATAATCAAATGATTATTGTTGACGACCGTGACTTGACCCTAAGCAGCATCGACTTGCACATTGGCAAAGCCAAAGCAAAGTTTGGTGACAAGCTAAAAGTCGTGGTTGTTGACTACATTAACCAAATTGTTCTCGAAGGTGCGGATCAATATGACTGGAAACCACAGATCGAAGTCTCCAAAAAGCTCAAAAATCTGGCCCGTAAGTACGAAGTGGTCATGGTATCGCCGTATCAGATTGACAAAGATGGGGAAGCTCGTTTCGCAAAGGGTATCCTTGACGCGGCCGACATTGCCCTTGTTATGGAAGCCCATGATAAGGAAACCAACGCCGTCAGCTTCGAGACGACGAAGATTCGCGGCGGTAAGGAAATGGCATTCACTTGCCCAATTGATTGGGATACCTTACGCATCAGCCCACAGTCTGTGGATAAACCAGCCGCTAAAGAAGCTGTTAAACGCGCAGGCAAAAAAGAAGCACAACAGGCAGAACTAAAACAAGACGATAGCGGCGCAGACCTGCCGTGGAACTAATATGGAACACTCAAGTTACGACGTAGTGATAGACACACTACAAAAACATCATGATAATCTAATGGAACTCACCATGCGTAATATGCGTAGTGAGTTCTTGGGTATGAGTATTATGGACGATATTCGTCTTGAGCAGTGTGAGCAGCTTAAAGAAGCAATTGAAGTATGGAAAGCACATAAACGTGGAGATACTATATGAGCGATCCAGTACTAGACCTCCTACAAAAACACGGCCTGGCATACAGTGTATCGGGTCGTGACTACCTGATACAGTGCCTAAATCCGGAGCATGAGGATTCGAATCCGTCATTCCGTGTAGACAAGGTGTCGGGTGTTGCACACTGTTTTGCGTGTGGATTTAAAACCAATCTGTTTAAGTTCTACGGTGTGTTTACCAACCCAGTGCCGGTTAAGATTGCGGCGCTGAAGGAAAAGCTAGCCGAGTTAAAAACTGCTGGCGATGGTCTGGAGCCACCACCCGGGCACACACCGTGGACTAAAACATTTCGCGGTATCAGCCCAGCAACACTTAAACACTTTGGTGCATTTTATACCAATAGTGTGGAAAAGCTACAAGACAGGATTGTGTTTCCGGTCCAAGACATTCGCAAGAAAACGGTAGTGTATGTTGCACGTCACACACTGTCGCATGGCAACCCACGATACGTAAACTACCCTAGTGGTGTCCGGATGCCGCTATTTCCAGCACACCTGCCAAGCGGCTATTCGTCGATGGTATTAGTTGAAGGCATTTTCGACATGCTAAACCTATACGACAAAGGATGCGAAAATGTTGTATGTGCGTTTGGCACTAATACACTGCAAAATGATACTAAAAGCAAGCTACTTCCGTTTAAGGCGCAGGGCATCACACATATATACTTGCTATTTGATGGTGACGACGCCGGACGAAAGGCGTCGCAAGTTCTTAAACCTTTGCTCGAAGCTGAAGGCTTTGTGGTTGAAGTGGTAAACTTGCCGGATGGTGTAGACCCAGGTGAACTGGATGTGGAAGATGTTCGCGGCATTGCAGAGTACGTCACAAAATAAACTTGAATTACTAGCCAAGATACGCTATAATAAAGTATCACAAGGAATCAAATATGAAAATTGCAGTAATTGACAAAGCCCCTAATAGAACTCGTTATAGTGATTACTTTAATTTTGAATTTCATCACTACCACATGAGTTCGAAGCCAATTACCAAGCTGTTGAAAAAAGACGTTGATCTTGAAGTAGATCTCGAACCTTACGATTTCGTGATCCTAGTAGGTGCTGAAGCAGCCAAGGAATACGCAAAAATTACTAGCGTTACTAACTATGCCGGGCAGTTGGTGGATGATAAGTTTATTCCTATCAGCAATCCGGCTATGTTAGCTTTTAAGCCAGAAGGTAAGCCTGATTTTCAGCGGGCAGTGGATAAGATCCACAAGTACATTGCTGGTACTCTTAAGCCTGCTAGTGAAGGCGATTATAAGGGTATTGATGATACTAATGAGGCAAAGCGCTTCTTTCGCGAAGTATTAGAAAATGCTCAAGGCTATGTGGCACTAGATACGGAAACAACAGCTCTGTATCCTCGCGACGGATATGTTCTAGGACTATCCATGAGTTACAAATCTAAGCATGGCCGATATATCTTGACTGATTGTCTTGACGATGTATGTTTGGATTTGCTTCGCAAAATTATTAAGGAATACTCCATTGTATTCCATAATATGAAGTTTGACTACAAGATGATTAAATACCATCTTGGCTTAGACTTTGATCGTAAGCGCGTACATGATACAATGGTTATGCACTATGTGCTAGACGAAGCTGATTCGCATGGCCTAAAACAGCTTGCGCTGAAGTACACAGACTATGGCGACTACGACAGTGAACTAGATGACTTCAAAAAGGACTACTGTGCTAAACACGGTATCTTGCAAGACGACTTTACCTATGACCTTATTCCGTTCGATGTTATTAGCCGTTACGCTGCGATTGACACAGCCGTTACATACGACCTTTTCCAGAAGTTTTGGCCCATTGTACAAAAGAATGACAAGCTGCGTAAGGTTTACGAAGAAATCTTAATTCCAGGTACCCTATTCCTAATGGACATGGAAGAAGTTGGCATCCCCATTAGCTGTGAGCGCATGGAAGCTGCTAACTTGTACCTGGATCGTGAGATTCAAGCCGCTAAAGAGGCACTGTATGGCTACGAAGCAGTCAAACGGTTTGAGCAGGACACTGGCAAGATTTTTAATCCCAACAGTGTGATGCAACTTCGGGTTGTGCTGTTTGATTACTTGGGCCTAAATCCCACCGGCAAGAAAACTGCCACTGGTGCTATCTCTACCGATGCTGAAGTGCTGGAACAGTTATCAGAAGAACATCCTCTGCCTAAGGCAATCTTAAAGGTTCGACAACTTGGCAAGATTCAGAATACATATATCCAAAAAATTCTACCGGAGCTTGATCGAGATAGTAGAATTCGTACCAATTTTAATCTTACTTTTACCACTAGCGGCCGTCTTTCTAGTAGTGGCAAGTTTAACGCTCAGCAAATTCCTCGGGACGATCCTATTATCAAGGGTTGCATCAAAGCTCCACCAGGTTACAAAATTGTTTCGCAAGACTTGACCACCGCCGAGATGTTCTATGCTGCTGTGTTGTCGGGCGACAAAAACCTGCAGCAAGTCTTCTCCAGTGGTGGTGACTTTCACTCGACAATCGCTAAAATGGTGTTTAATTTACCTTGCCCGGTCGAAGATGTAAAGAAACTATACCCTTCGATGCGTCAAAGTGCTAAAGCCATTTCATTCGGCATCTTGTATGGTAGCGGAGCAAATAAAGTTTCGCAAACCGTTACTAAAGCAACTGGCGAGAGCTATCCAGTAGAACAGGCGAGGGATGATATTAAACAGTATTTTACAAAGTTCAATAAACTAAAGCAATGGTTAGATAATCGCAAGGCGTTTATTGAGGCAAATGGATATACTTACAGCTTCTTTGGTCGTAAACGTAGGCTGCCAAATGTATTCAGCCAAGATAAAGGTATTGCGGCACACGAAGTACGAAGTGGTATTAATGCCGAGGTACAATCACTTGCAAGCGACATGAACCTACTGGGAGCTATGGACACTGCTGCCGAGGTAAAGTCACGAGGTTTAGACGCAAAAATATTTATGCTAGTTCACGACTCTATCGTGGCGTTGGTAAAAGATGAGCATGTTCAAGAGTACTGTGAATTACTTAAACGCAATACTCAAAAGGACAGAGGTTGCTCTATTCCTGGCACTCCTATTGGAGTAGATCAGGATATTGGTGATGATTATTCTTTTGGCCACTTTGAAGAAGTATACACATTAGCAGAAGGCAGCCTTATAAAGGTATAAAAATTTTTAGCTTGCAATTTTGTATTACGCATAGTATAATATGTAATATGCAACGGAGCGTAATATGAAAAAAGAAATTGACGAGACAGCTTTTAAAGAGTATACCCAGGAATCTTGCTATTGGGCCGGATTCCTGGCTGCCGATGGTTGTATAGGAAAAGACAATACAGTAAGAGTAGAACTAGCAGCTAAAGATAAAGACCACGTTTTTAGATTTAAACAATTTTGCAAATCCGAGCACTTAGTATCACATAATGATAAAAAAGACTCGTACAAAGTAGGGTTTTGCTCCCCAATAATTACTAGTGATCTGTATTATAAATATGCTGTATCTGTAGATAAAACGCATAACTTAATACTCCCACTATTGCCTAACTTAGACAATTATCAGCATTATTTACGCGGGTTTTTTGATGGTGATGGGTGTATTACTACGTTTTTTAATAACAGGCCAAAAGCAACTTTTAGAGTATTTTTAACAAGTGGTAGTTTAGTATTTTTACAAGAGGTACTTCAACTCTTAATATCTGAAAGTATAGTAGTGGGCGGTTCCATTCAGAAAAAAGCTGCTAACTGTTGGCATATTCAATTTGGCGTAAAAGACTCTACTAGTTTTTTAAACTGGATATATAATGGTGCCACAGTTTATTTACCAAGAAAATACGAAAAATACGTAGATTTAATAGTAAATAATAATAGAGCTAAAAGGTAATGGAATTACAAACAATCAACTGGCCCGTGTTCAGGCTGGGTGAGAAACAACCACAGCAACGTGATGGTGTTGTGTACTACAGTTCCGAGTATGAACAAGACACAGACTCGGAACTTGTGCTGTCTCACACCCTACGCATTGTAGACGACCACAACCTACCAGGCCACACACTTGGTAGGCGTAGGCTGCAACTAAAGATGGACGGTGCAGCAGTATTTCCCCTACGTACAGCCGTGTACTTCCTAGCAGACCTTGTAAAACTAGCAAAAAGTACTACGTGGTGGATCGACAGCAGCGGCCAGGTGTTTCAGCACAAAAAATCCACACGCGCCAAACTAACAACGCACAAGATCACACAAGTGTTACCTGCGACGGGTCTAGGGTGTGTGTTGCAGGTTGAAGGTCTGGTTACGCGATTCAAGTCTATTGCACACCCTAAACCGGAAGAACAGTATGCAGCCTTACTCAATTTTGGTATGGTAACACTATTATACGGATTCTCCACCACACCACTGAAACCCACCTGGAGGCTAGTGTAATGCCGAAAGCAATTATATCTAACCGGATTTACCTAGATAACCCCGGTGTAGAGCACACAAAAAAGATAATTAACGAACTCACTTACAAAATCAAAAAAGACACTGGTAATAAAAAGTTTCAGAGTATTGAAACTATACGTAACTACAAGTCGCTGGTAAAAGGTATCTTGAGCATACCACAAGGTCGCCAAGACCTTATCCCAGACAACTATGAAGTAGTAGATAAACGCGTAACGGTACCAGTGCCTTTTCCCAACCCACTATTTCCACTACGCGATGACCAGCGTGAAGTGTACGATCAAGTCCACGATACGTGCTTTATTAACGCACTAGTAGGATGGGGTAAGACATTTACAGCACTACACCTCGCCCACAAGTTCGGACAAAAAACTCTTGTTGTCACACACACCACCGCACTACGTGACCAGTGGTGTGAAGAAGTTGAAGTGTTATTTGGGTGCAAGCCAGGTATTATTGGCAGTGGACAATTTGACCACGAAGATCACTTTATCACAGTGGCAAATATACAAACTCTCAGCAAGAATGTGAGTGAGCTAGCTAAAGAGTTTGGCACCGTTATCTTGGACGAAGCACACCACTGCCCTGCTAGTACATTTGCACAAACCATCGACGCGTTTCATGCACGATACAGAATTGCATTAAGCGGTACAATGATCCGCAAAGATCAAAAGCACGTGGTGTTTCGTGACTACTTTGGCGACCATGTACTAAAGCCAGCACTGGCTAATACCATGATACCGGTTGTACACGCTGTTAAAAGTGGCTGGATACTAAAACCCGGCGCAACGTGGGTGGAAAAGATCAACGAGCTAACACAAGACGACCTGTACCAGCGATACATTGCCAGCATTGCGCTGATGCAAATGGAAGTTGGTCACAGCGTCTTAGTAGTAGCAGACCGAGTAGAATTTTTACAAAAAGTACAGGAATATATTGGTGATGAATGTTTGCTGGTTACTGGCGAAACCGACTATGCCCAACGACAAGCTGCAAAAGAGCAGCTGCTTAGTGGGGCTAAACGGGCAATCTGTGGATCGCGACAAATCTTCTCGGAGGGTATTTCCATCAACGTCTTATCCTGCCTTATTCTTGCCGTTCCCATCTCCAACGACAGCTTGCTAGAACAGCTTGTTGGACGCGTTCAGCGTCAGTATGAGGGTAAACGGCAGCCGGTAGTAGTAGACATTCAATTTGCTGGACACGCTGATCGTAAGCAAAACAATGATCGCCTTGGCTTCTACCTACGCAAAGGCTGGCAAGTGGTGTCGATGTAAAAATCTTCACTTGTCAGCACATTGCCTTTATGATATAATATAGTCTGAGTTCGCAATTATGGCTTTGTTATTTGACCTTTACACTCTTGAGCAAAGCACACAATGTGACCCACAAAAATTAGTTACAACATTAGAACTGTGGTTTAACAAGAAAATATTCCCTAAAAATCGTTACAGTAAAGTGAAGCCACTTTTAAACCTATCGGGAAACAATTACTTACTAAACCCAGCTCCATTGTTTAGCGACAAAACCACAGATGTAGCTTATAAAGCACAATACATTAGATTAGCGGGTCGCCGAGATTACTTTCAGTACAAGTATTACAAAACCAAACACCTTGACCTTAGTTACTACACTGACATTAATCTAGACGCAATCAAAACAAATCCGCTGTTAACTATTACTGACAACAAAATACACTTCAAATACGAGGAAATTTAAAAAAATGGCACTTAGCTTTAAACAAACCAAAGGCAAAGCACAAAGCAACAAAGTTGAATCCTACGAGTACAAAGACGGCGAAAATGTCGTTCGCCTAGTAGGTGGACTTCTACCACGGTATATCTACTGGCTCAAGGGAAGCAACAACAAAGACATTCCAGTTGAGTGTCTTGCTTTTAGCCGCGAAAAAGAGAAGTTTGACAACGTAGAAAAAGATGCTGTACCTGAGTTCTTTCCTGATGCAAAATGCAGCTGGAGTTACTCAGTTAACTGTATCGACCCTAAGTCTGACAAAGTTGTAGCACTCAATCTTAAAAAGAAGTTATTCGAGCAGATTGTAACTGCTGCAGAAGACCTGGGTGACCCAACAGACTACGACACTGGTTGGGACGTTGTGTTTAAGCGTGTTAAAACTGGCCCGCTTGCCTTTAATGTTGAATACACACTGCAAGTGCTTCGTTGCAAGCCTCGCGCACTGACCGCAGAAGAGCGCGCAATGGCAGATGCAGCCAAGTCTATTGACGAGAAGTTTCCTCGTCCGACGGAAGCCGAAGTTCGCGCGCTGCTGGAAAAGATTACCACAAATCAGGAAACTGATGAAGCCGAAGGTGGTGACGAAGCCGAACGTGAAGCTGTAAAAGACCTAGGTTAAATCCACAAGCCCGCAAATCAGTAGCTTTGCGGGCTTTTTTGTCTGATACAATATGACACACAGTACAATTATTCAGGACGACTTCTTTGAAGATCCTGATGATATAAGAAGATTTGCTCTTCAACAAGAATACGAGCCGTGTCCAGTAGGTAAATGGCCTGGGAAAAGAACAGAACTTTTAAGAAGCATTAACGCAGATTTTGCCAAATATTTTGTAGAAAAACTAGTACCAATAAGATTTGTAGGAGTCAGGTCTGTTGATTTGGCGTCGTATTTTCACATAATTCCTAAATTTTCTGACGACCCTAGTAGTATTTTAAATCGTGGATTTGTTCACATAGATGCTTACGACGGTAACAGTTTTAATCCAAATCTTTCAGGAGTAGTGTATCTTACACCAGGTATACACAAACGATGTGGTACGTCTACTTTCCAATTAAAACCACACGTAGACCAGTCTAAAGTAAATATGGCTGTTGCGGAAAAACATGCTTTATATAAATCAGGTGTGCTGGTAGAGGATTTTTATAAAAAAGTGGCAAACCATTACGATCAATTTGAAGAAACAGTTAGAGTAGACAACATCTATAATAGGCTTGTTACCTTTGATACTCAAATATGGCACGGCGCTAATAATTTTCATTCAGGTATACAAGAAGACAGGCTAACCTTGGTGTGGTTTGCTAAAACTAAATAAACTAATATGAAAATACTTTTTACAGCAGACATACACATCAAACTAGGTCAGAAAAACGTTCCGGTAGACTGGGCTAAAAATAGGTTTCAGTTATTCGTAGACCAGTTTGCGGAAATGCAGCAACACGCTGACTTAGTAGTAATTGGTGGTGACGTGTTTGACAAACTACCCAATACTGAGGAAGTAGAACTGTACTTTGACTTAGTAGCCAGCTTTAAAAAACCTACACTAATTTACCCAGGTAATCACGAAGCGCTCAAAAAAGACACCAGCTTCTTGACTCACCTTAAACGTGCTACGCATCGCCTAAACCCACTGGTCAGTATAATAGACGACTACTACTACAACGTGGGTTTTGACATAGACATAATTCCGTACAACAAGCTAAAAGACTTTGTTGATAACTACAGCACACTAGACTTTCACGGTAAAATCCTGTGCACGCACGTTCGTGGTGAGATTCCACCACACGTAAAGCCAGAAATTCCACTGGAGTTACTGGACCGCTGGGACGTGGTACTAGCAGGTGACTTACACAGCTATGAAAACTCGCAACGTAATATTCTGTATCCAGGTAGTCCTTATACTACTAGCTTTCATCGACATCCCGTGGACACTGGAGCTATTTTGCTTGATACAACTACTTTGGATCACGTTTGGACCAGCTTCAACCTCCCGCAGCTAATTAAAAAGACTATTCGCGCAGGCGAGCCAACACCAGCCACCGCCTTTGACCATACAATCTACGAGATTGAAGGCGACATGCAAGAACTACAAGTGCTAGAAGATAGTGAGCTGATTGCGTCAAAAGTAATCAAGCGCGACACCGACAGTGCGCTTATCTTGACGCCTGAAATGTCACTAAACGAAGAAGTACGTGACTATCTTATGTACATACTAGAACTACCGGAACCTACGGTTACGGCAGTTCTAAAGGAGCTACAAAATCATGCTGAAAAATTTGCGTAATCACACAGCCGAGGTCTGGTCGCAAACTAACTGCCCGGCCTGTTCTCAAGCCAAACAGCTGCTGGACCGTCACGGCATACAGTATCACGAAAAAATGATTGGTGTTAATGGCTACACCAAAAAAGACTTGATTGCGGTAGTTCCCACAGCACGCAGTGTTCCACAAATTTTCTTGGATGGTGAATACGTGGGTGGTCTACATGAACTAAAATTAAAACTAACACAGCATGATAACAATTAAACAAATGCGTTGGAGCAATGCTTTTAGCTACGGCTCCAACAACCAAATTGACTTTAGCGAAGCACCACTTACACAGCTTGTGGGTCGTAATGGTCACGGTAAAAGTTCGATTGCACTTATCCTAGAAGAAGTGCTGTTTAACAAAAACAGCAAAGGCATTAAAAAAGCCGATATTCTTAACCGTTACGTTCGTGACAAGGCCTACACAATTGAACTAGACTTTGAGCGTGACGGTGTGGACTATACTATCAAGTCGCAGCGTGGTAGCTCACAAACAGTCAAGTTATACAAGAGTGGCGTTGACGTTAGCTCACACACCGCAACCGCTACGTACAAGCACATTGAAGAAGTGCTAGGCTTTGACCACAAAACTTTTGCACAGATTGTGTATCAAAGCAATGCGTCAAGTCTGGAGTTTTTAACTGCACCAGACACGGCACGCAAAAAGTTCTTGATTGAAATCCTAAACTTGGGCCACTACACTCGTGCACAAGAGGTATTCAAGGAAGTAGCAGGCGAGCTGGGCAAAGACATTGCGTCCACACAAGCTAAAGTAAACACTGTGCGTAGCTGGTTAGACAAATACGAACGTCAAAACATGGCACTGCAAGATCCCCTACCAGTGCCAGAACTAGACCAAGATGTGCTAACACAAGCGAGCGCGCTGCGAGCAAGTATTGGTTCAATTGAGCAAACAAACAAGAAGATTGCTCAAAATAATACATACAAGCAGCTACAAGCAAAGATAAACTTATTTCCTATACCTGCTAAGCCAGAAGATGCTGACAAAACACTAAGTACATCTGCTTCAGAAGTAGACGCACAATTAGTAGAAGTTAAGAAGACCCTCAAAGACAGTCAGGCATTTGTTGCAAAAATAACCAAATTGCATGGTTCATGTCCTACGTGTTTGCAAGATATAAACGAATACAAAATTGCAGAGCTTGTTAGTGAGCAAAATTCTATACAGCAAGTGGCTGAACAAAAGCTGCAAGCACTGTTAAAAGCTGCTGATGAAATAAAACAAGCACTAGCAGACTACCACAGTAAAAAAGCTGCATGGGAAAGTGCCACCAAAGCTCAACAAGAATGGGAAAAGTATCACCAACTTATCGACCCTCAACTGCCAGAGACTCAGCTAGACAAGCAACAGTTGCAAGCACAGCTAGCCACACTAGATAGCCAAATACGTGAAACCAAGCAACGCATAGAAGCTGCGGAAGCACACAATCGTGGTGCAGCTGCACATAACTCAAAAGTTGAGTTGCTGACCAAGCAGCTGGATGAGATGCGGTGTGAGCTAGAAACGCACAGCAGCCTTCTGCACGACTTGTCGGAAAAAATGAGTATTGTAAACATACTCACAAAAACTTTTTCGACAACTGGACTAGTGGCATACAAGATCGAGTGCTTGGTCAAGGACTTGGAGGAAATCACAAACCAGTACCTTGTAGACTTGTCGGACGGACGATTCCAAATCAGTTTCAAGATTAGTGCAAGTGATAAACTAAACGTGGTTATCACAGACAACGGTCGTGACATTGAAATTCACGCACTTAGCGGTGGTGAGCGTGCCAGAGTAAACGTTGCTACCTTGCTGGCAATTCGCAAACTAATGCAAGCACTGTCAAGTTCACGAATTAATTTGCTGATACTAGACGAAACGGTAGAAACCCTAGATGTGGACGGTAAGGAAAAGCTGGTAGAAGTCCTACTACGCGAAGAACACCTAAACACTTTTTTAGTATCACACGGATTCACACACCCGTTACTGGAAAAAGTGCACGTAGTTAAACACAACAATATTTCAAAGATAGAGGTATAACATGGCTATAGAGCTTGCTGATATACCTATTGAGTCTTACGCTTTTATAGGTGCTTTTAATGTAGGACCTAATATATGCGATAAGCTTACTGAACAGTTTAAAAAACACAGTAAACTTATAAAGTATTCAGATGATATGCGACAATATCACAGACTAGTAAATACTGATATAGACAAAAGTGTAGACGTTGAGTACAAAGCAATATTACAAGAGTGTTTACAAGCGTATGGACAGCTATATCCTTCAGTATACAGAAATAATCTTACATGGGGTATAAGCGATCCGTACAATCTTCAACGATACGCACCGGGAAAGCACTACAGTGAGTGGCATACCGAAAGCTACGGTCCTGAACCTAAAAAGTTTTTACGAATACTTACGTTTATAACGTACTTGAATGATATTCAAGAAGGTGGCGAAACCGAGTTTTTATATCAAAAGTGCAGAGTTAGGCCTCAAAAAGGTTTAACTCTTATATGGCCTGCTGGTTGGACACATATACACAAGGGATTGCCTGCTGAAAAAGAAGTAAAAGATATTGTTACAGGTTGGTGCGTATATAGTGACAGACTAGGTTAAATGGAATTTTAATATGGTAAAAATAGAAAAATTATCCCCCGACGCCAGTATCTGGTTTGTGCGAAGTGGTGTGCGCCAACGTGCATTCTTGCACCAGCTAATTTCAAAATCTGAATTAGACACACTGGAAGTCGAGTCCGGCACGGTGGTGTACTCGATTGACGAGCAGGAGGTGGTGTCACGTAGTGCCACCGCCACCAAAAGTCCTGAAACAGTTAGTGATCCAACCACCGCTACCACAACACCCACACCTGCCGAACCCCCAGTGGTTGCTACAACGGAAAACAAACCCAAAATAGTGTTTCCGGCAAAGTCTAAGCGCAAGTAATGGTTGATAGTCGAGCAAAAGGCGCACGTACTGAGACGGCAGTACGTGACGCACTTCGTAAACACACCGGTTTAGGGTGGGAGCGTGTACCTGGTAGTGGTGCACTAGACCCTAAACATCAGCTAAAAGCAGACTTATACGTGCCGGGGCGAACCAACCTGTGGGCGGTGGAAGTGAAAGGTTACGCTGAAGATCATATCAACAGCACACTACTGACTGGTAAGAATCCACAGCTGCTAGAGTTCTGGAAACAGAGTGTTCGCCAAGCACATCAAGTGGGCAAAAAGCCGCTGTTAATATTTAAGTTTGACAGGTCGAAGATATTTGTGGCGTTTGAAGACATGCCCACTCACACAGGCTATCGCTGTTTACTAGTCAACGTTGAGGGCCACGAGTTTTTTGTAGCACTACTAGAAGACTGGCTGAACTTCGAGCAACCACAATTTGTAACTTGACATATTGATAGTTAAAATTTTGTCATTGACTTCCCATGCTACTTATAGTATAATATAAGTATTGCTGGAGAATACCTATGTCGAAATACCCTAATTGGACTCCTGAAGAAATATCCTTATTAAAAGAACTGTATCCTATTTATGGTAGAAGCGAAATTTTACTAGACAAGTTACCTGGTAGAAATTTAGATGCCATATGTTTAAAGGCTAATAGGCTAGGTTTAAAAGTTATTTATGGAGTCACTAAAGCTAGAACTAACGAGCAGTACGTTAAGTTTTTAGAACTTAACACAGATTTTGTACCACTAGAGCCTTATAAGGGCAGTACTGTGCCTATATTGCACATGTGTGGTATTTGTGATCACGAGTGGAAAACCAGGCCTCAGGCACTAATGAAACCAGGCGCTAGGTGCCCTGCATGTGACCTTAAAACCAGAAAAAATTCCCTTGATAAGGTACTTAGTGTACTGGAGTCTGCAAACTTAGAATTATTATCGGAGTATATAGGAGCATTATCCACAATTACTGTCCGACATAAGTCCTGTGGTCATATATGGGACACTAAGTATAGCTATATTCAGCAAGGATCTGGATGCCCATTATGTAATAAAGGCTTCGGATACTTCGACAAAGAGCATTATCCAGACAGAGCAGTATTATATGTTTTAGAGATAATATTGTTTGGTGGACATAGGTATCTAAAAGTAGGTATTACTTCCAGACCTATAGCTCGTCGAATAAATGAAATTTCTTCCAGTATAGGCGATGATTTACTACTAATAAAACCACTTATTTTAGTTAAAGGCGACGGTAAGAGTATTATACAATTAGAACAACGTATACTGCATGATGAATCCGTTGAAAAAGCATGTAGTATTAAAAAGTTTTCTGGTAGTACTGAGCTTGTTTCTGAGCATTCATTAGAAATACTAAACGAATTAATAAATAAAGATAAAAATGTCACTATCATTCAAACAAGCTACGGCTGATAATAACAATCTGCTCATTATTGACGCAATCAATATGGGATTTCGCTGGAAACACTCTGGAGCTGCCGACTTTTGTGATGAATACATCCAGGTGGTAAATAGCTTCAAAAAGTCATACAAAGCTAGTCATGTAATTATTGCTTGCGATAAAGGTTCTAGTAGTTACCGCAAGGCTCTAAGCCCGGAATACAAACAAAATCGTAAAGATAAGCAAGCATTACAAACAGATGCAGAAAAAGCTGCTTTTGAATTATTCTTTCAAGAATTTGAAAGAACTATGTTGAAAATACAAGAAGAAACTAAGTATCCTGTATTACGCTTCCCCGGCGTAGAAGCTGATGATATTGCTGCGTATATAGTCGGCAAACGCAAGCAGCTACCGTTTGATGATATTTGGTTGATCTCCAGCGACCGTGACTGGGACTTGCTGGTACAACCTGGTGTAAGCCGCTTTAGTTACGTAACACGCAAAGAAGTCACACATACTAACTGGAATACTCACTATGAATTCAGTCCCGAAGATTATATTAGCATTAAGTGTCTTACAGGTGACAGCGGCGATAATGTTGCTGGTGTGCCTGGTATTGGACCTAAGCGTGCCATTTCACTGGTTAGTGAGTATGGCAGCACTTGGGATATCATTGCCAGTATTCCAATTGCCGGTAAGTACAAATATATTGAAGCACTGAATGGGTGCAAGGATCAACTTATCCTAAACTACAAACTAATGGACTTGGTAACGCACTGTGAAGAAGCACTGGGTCCGGCCAACTGCCAACAAATTGACCAAATTTTAGAGTTATACACACAATGAGCGCATTCGATATTAACGGATATATTAGAGGCGACGAAATACGACCAAGCCTCTCCTGCAAACTAGAAGCTGGCGCACACTTACCGCAGCGTGCACACCCCACAGATGCAGGCGCGGACCTGCGTGCGTGGCTGCCCGAGGATACGATCGAGATCTATCCCGGAGAACAAAAACTTGTTGATACCGGAGTAGCGATCAAAATTCCAGAAGGCTTCGCCGGGTTTGTATATAACAGATCGAGTCAAGGAAAAAAGGGAATTAGTATCCCTCACAGCGTAGGCGTGATAGACGCGGATTACCGTGGCAATATCAAAGTCCTGCTAAAAAATAATTCAGAAGACCCATACAAAATTGAGCATGGCGACCGCATTGCCCAGTTAGTGGTACAGCGAGTAGAGCTAGTAGGCTTTGTTGATGTATGGAATGACACGCAGCGAGGAACCGGCGGTTTTGGTTCCACAGGAAAATAATACAAGGAAATTATGACAGTTTCAACACGAGCGCAAGTAATTACACGTAGAACCTACAACAGGCCTACCAGCGACGATGGAAAACAATTTGAAAGCTGGCAAGAAACAGTTGCACGCGTTATTGATCACCAAGCGTGGTTATGGGAGCGTGCGGTCGGTCGTGAACTAAACGACCAGGAGTATGGCGAACTATTTGACCTAGAACAACTAATGCTAGATCGCAAGGTATTAATGAGTGGTCGCACACTGTGGCTTGGTGGTACAGCAGTTGCCAAACATCGTGAAGCATCACAATTCAATTGCAGCTTTACAAACGTAGAAACAGTCTACGACGTAGTAGACGTCTTATGGCTGCTGCTACAAGGCTGTGGTGTTGGATTTAAGCCAATTGTGGGTACGCTCAACGGCTTCTCCAAACCAATTAAAAATATCCGTGTAGTGCGTAGTACGCGTACCGCAAAGGGTGGAAATGAACATAATGTGGAAACATGGGATCCAGAAACTAAAACCTGGACTATTCAAGTCGGAGATTCGGCAGAGGCTTGGGCAAAGTCTATTGGCAAGCTGCTTGCGGGTAAGTATCCTGCTAATACTCTGGTACTTGATTTTTCACAACTACGTCCAGCAGGTGAAAGGTTAAAAGGTTATGGGTGGATTAGCAGCGGCGACAGTGCAATTTCGACAGCTTATGTTGCGATTGCTAATATACTTAACGGTCGTGCCGATAGCCTACTTACTCGGATGGATATTCTTGATATTGTCAATTGGTTGGGAACTATCCTGTCAAGCCGTCGTAGTGCTGAAATTGCTCTTTTCGACTACGGACAACCAGAGTGGCAAGAATTTGCAGTAGCCAAAAAAGACTGGTGGCTGCATAATAACGCTCACCGCACTCAGAGTAATAACAGCCTAGTATTCAAAGAAAAGCCACTGCGCGAAGAGCTAACACATATTTTCCAGTTAATGCAAGAAGCTGGTGGTAGTGAACCAGGATTTATCAATGAAGTTGAAGCCTTACGTCGTGCCCCTTGGTTTAAAGGAGCAAATCCCTGTGTGGAAATCTTACTTGGAAACAAAAGTTTCTGTAACCTTACTGAAACTGACATTGCCAAGTTTAAAGGTGACACGGCCGGATTACACGAAGCTATTCGTCTCGCAGCGCGAGCAAACTATCGTCAGACTTGTGTGAACCTGCAGGACGGCATCTTGCAAGAGTCGTGGCACCTGAACAACTACTTTATGAGGTTGTGTGGTGTTGGATTAACAGGTATTGCAATGCGTCCTGATATGGGTGCGTATGACTATGAATACCTAAAGCGTACTGCAACTGGTGCTGCGATCGGCATGGCTGACGAACTGGGTTTGCCACGTCCTAAAAACGTGACGTGTGTGAAACCATCGGGTACATTGTCAAAGATAATGGATACTACTGAAGGTGTGCACAAGCCACTAGGCAAGTACATTTTCAATAATGTGCAGTTTAGTAAACACGATCCGGTTGTAGAAAAGTTGCGTGCAGCTAACTACAACGTTATCAACCATCCAGTAGACGAAAGTGGCGTACTAGTAACATTCCCAGTTGCTTGGGAAGGTGTGCCGTTTGACGTAGTTGACGGTAAACATGTTAACCTTGAAAGTGCTGTGGTTCAACTAGAGCGTTACAAGCTGCTGCAAACTTCGTGGAATCAGCAAAACACGTCAGTAACTATTAGCTACGACCCGAGCGAAGTTAACGATATTGTTGACTGGTTGCTGGACAACTGGGACTGTTATGTTGGAGTGAGCTTTATTTACCGCACAGACCCAACCAAAACAGCCAAAGATCTCGGTTACCTATACCTGCCACAAGAAGTAGTAGCCGAAGAAACTTTTAAAGAGTATACAAAGAACTTGTTACCGGTAGATTTAAACGATACCAATTCGTTTGATGAAATCACGGAAGCAGATTGTGCAACAGGAGCATGTCCAATAAAATGAGTACAGAAGTAACAAAAGATACTGTTCTAAAACTAGAACTAAGCGTGGAAGAAATTAACAACCTACTAGCGGGCTTACAAGAGCTACCTGCTAAAATTTGTAATCCACTTAGTATGAAGATCCAACAACAGGCCCAACAACAACTACCGTCTACAGAACCACAGCTATAATAAAACAAAAAGCCCCCAACCAGCAATGGTTGGGGGCTTTTTTCATGGTGCTGTGTCCTCATCCGAGTCTTCTGTGTCCACCTCGGCATCACTATCTTCATCGTCGGTACTCAACTCACTGAACACCATTACTAGTATGTCACGATACGGCTGTTCAACTTGGTACAAGTCCATTAAATATACATCTAAGTGGTTATTGCGTAGTAGTTGCGCGTGGTACATAAACTGACCAAATGCGTCCAGCTCTTCGCTAATATTTTCATTGGCGTAGTCTTCCAGCATTTGGGCAGCCGCGTTTAGTAGCATAGGTGGAATTGCGGCTTTGGTTGCTAGCTGCAGTATTCGCAGTGCTTTGCCTTCACGCTCACGCATGATTTGATTGCGTTTGGACTTACTCCAGCTATATCCACCGTCACCGCCCCACAAGTCCCACGCTACACGACCTTTGCTGGGGTAGCCTTCTTGGCCTGCGTAGAATCCAGTTGCCTTTTTGTCCACTTCGTGGCGACTGAAAAAGCTGTACATGCGTAGTACTGTCGACGCACTTAGTGGTTCACGATCTTTGAGTTGGTTAGCACGAGCCAAACCAACTAGTGTACCGCCTGACTTGCCTTCGTCTTTCCATTTCAGGGCACGTTTAGCGGCAGTTGCCATGCCGGATGTTGGTTTGTATGTTTTAGCCATGTTAGTTCTTGTATGCTAAGATAATTTGTTTACACATTGGTGATCGCACAATATCCTCGTCACGGAATCGCACTACCTCAATGCCCGGAATATGCTCTAGCCTGCGTACTGCATCACTAAGCCCACTGTCAGGAATATCAGCCTGATCTACATCACCGCTGACGATCATTTTGCAGTTCTTGCCCACACGCGATAGTAGCATTTTCATTTCCTCACGAGTAGCGTTTTGCGCTTCGTCGAGTAACACAATGCAGTTGTCAAAGGTTGCACCTCGCATAAAACCCAGCGGTTTAGGGTCGATGTTTTTATTTTTAAGTGCGTACTCGTAAAAGCCTTTGCCTAGTGAGCGTACAAATACCTGATCAAACGGGTCTAAGTAGGGTGCGTACTTTTCTTCAAGTGTGCCGGGTAAGAATCCTAGTCCACGTCCAGTTTCTACATTCGGCCGTGTTAGGATAATCTTTTCTACACGACGATGAAATAGCTCACCTGCTGCGTAGGTTGCTGCCACGTATGTTTTACCTGTGCCTGCACTGCCAATTCCAAACACAATCTCATTGCTTTGAATTGCCCGTAGGTACTCGCCTTGAATAAAATTCAGTGGTTTTACATCGCGAAAACCATACTCTACTGGATTTTGCGGTGTTTGCTCACGACGCGCTTTTTTGCCACTTGCCATATACTTCCTTGGGTGGTTGATAAAATTGCTGTGTGTAATTGTTGTATCACACTACATACTTGAGGTCAAATCAAAAATTTACTGTGGTGTTGTAACACGTAGAAATAACTCCGACTCTGCTTGGCGACGGCGAGTTAGGCCACGCAGCACACGCCCAGCGGCTTTGTTCCACCGTAAAAACTCGCGTGCAGCGTCGTGCCACTCACACTCGTTGATTTTACGGCGCAGCGTAGAAATCTGCAAGTTGCGTAGTCCACAGTTGTACGCAAAACTGGTGACCGCGGCTAGACGGTTGGGGTGTTCATGCACCAGCCCGGGGCACAGCTGCAGCACGCCTAACACAAAACTGTCTAGTACTTGTGCCTTGGCTTGCAGTGCGTAGTCATACGTCCACGTTTCACCTGGCTGCACCGGCTTACCGTCAGGATGGTACGTAAGCCCCCACGCAATAGTCCACGGTGCACCACCAGTGCCCGGGTCTGGGTACGCCGCAAAGCCGCCGCTTGGAGTACGAGGTCCTGTGCCTTCCCACGGCACCAACAGCTGTGTGGTACACGTGTGCTTGGCAGTTTCAATAAAATTACTTTCGATACTTTTCAATGCTGCGTCCTATAAAATGATAGTTTAGGATCATCATTAGCACACCAACGTCGTTTTCAGTCCACACTTGACCGACAATTTCCAAGAGCGTCATGTCAGTTTGAATACCATACGCCAGTGTTATTAGCTTTATAAACACGTATAGTGTAAATATGGTAAACGTAATGTATGGACGTTGCAGGCTAATAAAAGCATTAATCCACCGGTAGTTATTTTTGGCTAGTTCCACCTCTGCGCGATTAGCTTCGGCTATGGCTTGTAGGCCCGCGGTGTTAAAGTCCACGTATTTAGACTCAATCCGCAACTCACCGCGAGTTTTCTCCAGGTCAGTTTGAAGCTTGAACATTTCCAGCTCGTGCTTCATTTCTGATTTAGACTTAAAAAATTTCAATACTTCTGGTGCTAGGCGGAATAATCCGCCTAGTATGCCACCTATTAGTCCTGTTTCTAGCATGTTTGCCTCAATGTAAATAGTTTAGGCGTTTATACCATAGTAATAAGATATTAAATCTTTGATTACGTTAATATCTATTTGTCGATCCGCTACATTTTTAACTCTGTAATGGTCTATATACGCTGGGTCTCTGGAAATACATTTTTGTACATAGATTTGGGAATATTCTGTTAGTCTTTCTACATTTCGTACGGATTTGTTGTCCGGTATTAGAGGGACTCCGCAAAATTCAGTAAAAAACTCACTTAGTATCCTATCTTCAGCTATGTATTTTCCCTTATAGTCTTTAAAAGCCTGGTGCTGATTGTGAATCAGTGCTTGTATTAAATTTCTTGATATCACCATATCAGTACCAACCACAAATTCAGGAGGTATATATCCAACTCTTCCACTTATAACATTGTGTTTAGGTAGAGTATTTAACCTAGCTATTAATCTGTTAAACACCCAAAAAGTACTTAAATTTGTTCTTACTATGTAGTCATAAGAATAATTAGCGTCAATATACTCTAGGGCTCTAACTACTTTTTTAGTTGGCCAAGGTTGTAGTATATTTTCTTGCAAGTCCGGGTATACTAAATCGTGTTCTTTTGGAGAAAACGATACTTTTCCTGCATAAGTAAAAAATGCCTTAATATCTGGACTACAGTCTAAATACTTTTCATACAAAGACTTAAATTCATTATACAGCGGCCCTTCAGATGCTAGTACTAGTATAATGGCCTTATAGTGTTTTGCCATAGTAAAAATTTAACAGCTTATTTGCTATGTGTATATCCTGGTGTCTTAAATCAACACTGCTTTTAATCCTGTAGTGGTCGATATTTGTACTGGTGTTTAGCTCTAACAGCTTTTCAATGTCGCTAGGGTTTATAGCCCTATTTTGTTCTAGTAAGCATATTGGTCTGGGTACTGCTCTAGTCAGGCGTATTCCTTTTGTTACAAAACAATTACTAATGGCAAAATCTTCAGGATATTCTGTATCAAGTATGGTTTTATCCGATACTAGAACGTCTACCATATCTCTGGATAGCACTATACCAGTTCCTGAAATATATTCTGGCAATTGCCTACCAAAGTTATCCACAGCTTTTCTAAATGTACCTGATACCACGTTGGTTGTAGGCAGTGACGATACTCTTTGCAATAACTTGTCAAAAACCCAAAAAGTACTCAAGTTAGTACGCACTAAAAAGTCATAACTATAGGTATTATTTATATGTTTTAGTGCATACAGGGTTTTCTTTAGCATTCCGGGATAATAATTATCCTCTATAGTATCAAACACTAAATCTTTACTTGAGTACTGATGATCGCCAATACTAGGCTTACCATACGCAAACAATACTTTTATATGATTATTTGTATCGGAGTATTTGCTGTATATTTTACGAAACTCATCATAAACGCCACCGGTAGTAGCTATTACTAATACTATTATTTTATAATGTTGCATTATTCAATATGTATGTAGGGATAGTATCGTAAAAATTGAGCCTGTGGAAGTGCTCTTAGTACCTTGGACTTTATTTCATCATAAAAATTCCAAGCTAGTGGTATTACTAGCAATTTGTTTGACTCGTGCAGTAAAGTACTAGGTGCTTTAATTAAAATATTACTTCCGGGAGTATACAGCCCTTGTTTTAGTGAATTATCGTCTAGTATATAATCTAAAGTTATTCCGCTAAAATTTATAAACGTGTTAGACTTAGCGGCAGCACCATAACCTACTACCTTGTACCCGGCACTTCTATAGTTATCAATAATTTGTTTAGTGGCTGAAACAATAGAAACTACTTTTAAAGAAAAAGACTCTACCGTGCTTTTAGTAACTTTACGAAACTTAGTAATATCTACGTGACTTCCGTGTTTGCGTAAAATAAATACATAGCTAGTGCCGTGAATGCTGGGGGTCAATATGTCTACCAGATACAAACCAACACGCTTGGCTAAAGCCAACACCGATTCTGGACTAAAAAACGACAAGTGTTCGTGGTATACTGTGTCAAACTCGCCGTTAAATACCATGTTTGCTTGGGACGTTTGTACAAATATAGCACCAGTATCCGACAACACTGATTTGCAGTATTGTAAAAAGTCCTCTGTGTAGCTAATGTGTGCAAATACGTTTTGTGCTATAATAACATCAAAATCTACACCAAAACTTTTGATATTATTCTGCGTTAGATAGTCACACACTACCTTACCGTGCGCAGAACTTAGCGGCAGTAAATTTTCTGCAGGGTCAATACCGTATGTATTATATCCTGCAGACTTATACCACGCAAGCTGTGATCCGTCATTGCAAGCTATGTCTAAAACATTATTTATTGATTCAACGTATTTTTGTGTAACACCAACAAAGTCTTTAAAATACTGTTGGCCGGTTTTACTTGTGCCGGACACATACAAGTAGTTTTTAAATAATTCGTCAGGATTTACTTGAACAGTTAGCTGCACGTGAGTACAGGTTTCACAATATTGCAGCCCTAAAGGATAACTTGGCTGCTGGCACGGTGTTTCTACATAAGAATTTGCCGGCGGTTGAGATTTTAAATCTAAAAACTTAAATAGTTTACTAGAATTACAAGCTAAGCAATTTGTAATAGGTGTATAGCTCATAGCCACTGTTTATTGTTTAGGGTCCAAGTTACCACCTGTTCTAGTCTGGTATCAAAGTCATATTTTGGTTCCCAGCCTAGCTCTTTCATATATTGGCCACTTAAACTATATCTGAAATCGTGTCCCGGCCGTTGGTTATCGTAACTTACCAACCTATATTTTAAATGTAGTTTCATTATGGAAGCAATTTTTTCTGCTACATATAAGTTGCTGTGCTCTACTGGCCCAACAATATTAAATTTTGGGCAAGTAAAGTCTCCGCTGCTGTCTGCCAGTTTAAATTGTTTGTGTGGTAACCCCATTATAAAAACAGTAGCATCTGCAACATCAGCAGCGTGTATCCAGTGACGCAGCCCTGATTTTGTACCAGTTTCTGGATCTGCATGTATTAATACTTCTTGATTGGTTAAAAGTTTATTAATAACTATAGCTATAAACTTTTCGTTTAGCTGTCTTTCACCAAATACATTCATTGTATGCGTACAGTAAATTGGCATACCGTAAGTATTTTCGTATGCAACACACAACTCTTCTGCACCAGCCTTTGTTGCTGAATAAGGGCTTCTACTATTGTACCTGGAGTATTCTGTATACTCAACGCCTTCTCGGGCCGAACCAAATACTTCGTCGGTACCAAAATTAATAAATTTCTTTAGTTTTGGTAAGTGTTTACGAGCATACTCTAACAAGTTGCATGTGCCTACGATGTTATCTTGTACAAATAGCATTGGGTTTTGAATCGATCTATTCACATGACTTCCAGCAGCCATGTGAATAATATAATCAATCTCACCCAATTGTTTAGCTAAAGTATCGTTAATTTCTGCTCGTAAATCGTGATATACTACTCTGAGCCTAGACATGTCGTCCTTTGAAAACTCTTTAGATAATTCATGTAGCCTGTTTAAGTTTCCAGAAAAATCTAATCTATCTAACGATACTACACTAATATTGGGGTGCTTTAAAAGACGACGTATTAGGTGGTGACCAATAAAGCCTGCACCACCTGTGACAAGAACAGTAGTTTTTTCTTTTAACATTATTTATTTGTTTGGTTTGAGTTAGTCGTTAAAGTGTTATCCGGTACTTGTGAAGTTTCTACCCGACCCCATTTACCTATAGGGCAGCTAGCCGACTTAAATCTTACTTTGGCCGGCATAAAACAGCCGCATTCTGAGCAAAAATTTAGTTTATTTAACCTATCACATGCTTTACACAGTTCTATTCTCACAGCAACTGGGTTACTCATTATTAAGCCTTTTTATTAGGATTATTTCCTCGCGGAGATGCTAGAGGTTTGTAAAAGTCTCTATATTCTAGCGATTTTTTGTAATACTCGTGAATTCTGGACTCAGGGCTATCAGCACCCTCTACTACTATACCAGACCAAGGACACGAAAAAATTCGTAGCAAACACTCTTGTGCTTTGTGCACACTGTGTTTGTGGGCAGAAAATAAAATTCTGCTTATTGGATGATAGGCTCCGCTACCCTCATTAAAAAAGTTAGAAATATTTACAACTTTTTTACCCATAAGCGTTCCAGATATTGCCATTTCTGAAGCAGTAGTAGTATAAACTACGTCGCAGTTTTTTAATAAAGCATTTCCAGATACGTCTTTGGGAATTACTTTATTCCATCCAAACCTACTTCCAAAAATATTCAAAGATTCTTGGTTGGTTATTGGATGTGGCTTAAGCATAATATCGTCATTCTCATGTAGTAGTCTAGAAATAATTTCTACACTAGCTACGTCTAACATATTATGTCCTGGTAAAAAACATATTCTTTTTACGTGTTTGTATTTTTCTATGTCGTCAGATAGTATGTACTTATCTGCCACAATCTTTTCTGGTATTAAAGCTGAGTCTATGTTGTTGTAATTGCTTGCTTCTTGTAGCAGTCTACAATTTATTTCTAGTGACTGTGTTGCTATCCAGAAACCACTTAATAGTTCTGTGTAAGTATACTCTGAAAAATTAAGTGGTTGAATTTGACTAACGTCATAAGAAATAGGGTATGGAGCATTATCTCTTATTAAGTCTTCGTACTTTTCTGCTATTTGATTGCGATTACTACGCTTAGCAAAAGTACCTATTTTCTTTTCTTGTATAGCTGGATCAGTCATCCGCTCATCTGCAAATCGCATTTAAATTTATTCTCCGGGAGGTGTAGGAAATTTTACCAAAAATGGGTCTGGCTGTTTTGTTATATCTGTTAGTTCTTGTATGTACTTATGTAGCTCTACTATATCGTCAGTGGGAGTAATTCCTAAAGCTATTTCTCTGTTGTACCTAGAAACTTTCCACTCTATTTGTTTGATTAGTTCATCTCTTTGTTTTCGTACAAGCTCCCACTGTCTACGTATTCTTGCATTTTTTTCTATGGGTAATACTACTGGTTCTAGCTTATAAGTACGTACCCACCTATCGCCTTGTTTGACTACTGAGTCAAGTACTACCCTAAAATCTTTTGTAGCTTGTGGAAACTTGTCTAAATCTGCATTTTCCACAAAAACATATCCAAGAGACTTAAGTATTTCAGAAGTTAATCTTTTTGGTAATGAAACATCTTTGAACCGATTTCGAAACTGTTTCTCACTAATAGGATATTCAACAGCAATATCATTTTCAATTCTAGCTATAAACATATGTATCCTTATTGAGTCCAGGTCGAGGTACTAATACTTGTACCTATACTAGTAATACCATTCGTATTCCAAGTACTATTCCAAGTACTATTCCAAGTAGTTGAAGTAGTTTGTGTAGTGTTAATAACAGTGGTTATGTTGGTAGACTGGCTGGTGTTACCTGCTGTATTCCAGCTAGTATTCCAGCTAGTATTCCAGTTAGTGGCAGTTACTTGACTAGTGTTTATAACTGTTGCTGTACTAGTATTTTGACTTGTTGTACCTGTTGTATTCCACGAAGTACTCCAGTTAGTATTCCAAGTTGTAGTAGTACTAACACCTGTAGATATTTGGGTGGTCCTACTAGTGCTTTGACTTGTTGTATCTGTTGTACCCCAACTAGTATTCCATACGGAATTCCAAGTTGTGGTAGTACTAATTGCAGTATTAATTGCTGTGTTTTGGCTTGTGGTACCTGTTGTAGCCCATGTAGTAGTCCAGTCAGTGGTCCACGTAGTAGTTGTAGATCTAGTAGTACTTTGTGAGGTTCCTTGGCTTGTAGTCCAAGTAGTAGTCCAAGTAGTGTTTCTAGAAGTTGACCAGCTGGTGGTTGTAGACTGACTTGTAGATACGCTAGTGCTTTGACTAGTATTCCAACCAGTAGTCCAGCTAGTGTTCCAAGTTGTTGCTTGCGACCAACTAGTTGTCCAGGTAGTTGTAACAGAGGTATTTATGCTTGTAGTTACACTCGTAGTTTTTGTAGTGGCCCAGCTTGTAGTCCAACTTGTAGTCCAGCTTGTTGTTGCGTTATAGTTATAAGTTATTTGATAAAAACGACAATCATTGGAAGTACATAAATTTGAGCAATTTATACTAGGTCCGCAAACAGAATTGATAGTATAATTAATATAGTTTGTTGGGCAGTTATCATACCAAGTCACGCCAGCTTGTGTTTGTGTACAGTTCGCACTTTTTACAGTATTTTGACTAGTAGAACTACTTGTAGTAACGCTAGTGTTACCTGCTGTATTCCACGAGGTGGTCCAACTTGTAAGTATTGTAGTTGCTTGGCTTGTGCTTCGAGATACTGTAGTTGTTTGACTGGTGCTAATGCTAGTGGTTCTGTTAGTTAACCATGCAGTAGTCCAGGTAGTACTCCACGTTGTGGTTGTTGCTTGACTAGTGCTCCAAGTAGTTGAAGCAGTAGTAGATATACTTGTACTCCAACTTGTGGTCCAGCT